AGATTCTTCGGCAAACGTAGTAAGGAACGCGCCTTTCCCATAAATACCGCCTTTCGCGTTATGTTGTACGGATTGTCCATTGGCCGTTGCCGTGCCTTCTACTCTTGCTTGAATTGGTTTACTGAAAATGGATCTAACCCATTCCCATTTTTCACTAATCCAATCAAACAGACCTCCGAGTTTACTCATAACCCAGTCATAGAATTGGCCGAGCGCTGCTTTAGGGTCTTCCCATAATAGAGTGAACCAGGCTTTCACTTGGTCCCAGTTGGCAATTAACCCCATTGCCGCATAAATTAACCATCCTATAGGACCGGCCATGAACGCGATAATGGCCGCCGTAGGAGATTCCCACATCGATGTGCAGAAATCTGACACAATTTCAAAATGAGTGACTAACCACGCCAAAACACCAATTAATGCGGCGATAGCTAATATCACCAATCCTATCGGATTAGCACTCATCGCCGCATTTAACAACCATTGCGCCGACGCGGCCGCATAGGTCGCAACTGTACCTGCTATCATGCCTGCTCTATGGATGCCCGATGCGATTACGTTGCGCATAGTTGCTACACGTTCCGATTCCATCATAAGTTTATAAGCGGCATGGGCCGCCGTTACGCTGAAGTAAACCGCTTTCACTGCTTTATAGGCAATTACCATCCCGGCTACAGCAACGCTTGTCTTGATAATAGCTTCCGTAAGTTCAGGATGCTCACTTGCTACTTTTGATACATACGCAGCTTCATTTGCTAAGGAATCACCTAATTCTGCAAGGGTAGGCAACATCGTACTTCCTATAGAAATTGCCACTGACTCAGTCGCGGACTGTAATCGCGTCATAGCGCCCCGTGCATTATTCTGCATTGTTTCAGCCATAGTAGCAGCTGCGCCGTCACTGTTTTCAAGTTCTTTCGTTAAATTATCTAACGCATCTGGCCCTTGATCAATTACAGCTACCCAAGCTGATGCAGCGTTCGTGCCGAAGATAGTCGCAAGTGTAGCAAGTTTTTGCTCCTTGCTCATATCCTTAGTCTTATCTGCTAAGTCGCGAACGATTGCACCCATCTTACGCGGTCCGTTGGTATCATTCATGGAAATACCTAGGCTGTCTAGTGCGGCTTTGGCTTCTTCTTGTTGCGCTGTGGCTTCGCTTAATGAAAGCCCCATTTCCTCAATCGCTTTAGTTGATTTCGAGGAAGTGCCTGCTAACCGTAAGAAACCAGAACGTAATGCAGTACCGGCTGCAGATGCCTTAATACCACTATTGGCCATAAGCCCGGTAAGTGCGGCCGTTTCTTCCAAGCTTGCACCAAAGGCGTGTGCTACTGGCGCTGCGTACTTCATTGTTTCGCCTAACATTTCAACGGTTGTATTCGTGCTAGTTGTAGTTTTAGCAAATACGTCCGCCATATGGCCTGCGTGTTCGGCACTTAATCCAAAGGCAGTAAGGTCATCAGATACGATATCGGCAGTACGCGCTAAATCCGTATTGCTAGCTGCAGCTAAGTTCAATAGCCCCGGCATACCTGCCATGATTTGTTGAGAATTCCAACCGGCCATACCGAGATATGTCATGGCTTCGCCTGCTTGCGTTGCTGAGAACATCGTTTTCTCGCCGAGTTCTCGAGCGGTGGCCGTCAATTGTTGCATTGCCTTATCGTCAGATACGGTGATTGCTTTTACCTTGGACATCACTGCTTCAAAGTCTGCCGCTTTAGATAGCATCCCAACGAGCGGAGCGGCCATGACTGCAGTAGTAGCCATAGTACTACCTAAATCACTACGAGCACTTTTAGCATTAGCGTCAGCGGCAATTTTATTTTGCATTGCTTTTCTGAGTTTTGCGTCTTTAGCTGCCGTTTGGTCTAAAGCCTTGCCTACCTTCTCCGTTGCGTTGCGGTACGAGTCCATGGAAATAACGCCTTGCTTTAACGCCGAATCCAAGGCCCGCTGTTGCGCTTTCAACTCAGTCATTTTAGAGCCGTATTGTGTCAACGTGCCTTTGGCTTGCTGCATCGATGTTTTAAAACCTTGAGCTAACGCACCGTTTATTGCAAAAGCAATCTCAAATACTTTACCCGCCATAGTTCCTCCTTTCTTTTAAATTTGTGTAAGCAAAAAGCGCTTGATGGATTAGTCCTCTTCCCCCCTCAAGCGCTTTTCATCTTCAAGAACAAATTCTAAATCATCTATCCAATCTGCTATTTCAGCAATTGGGGTAGACATCCAAAAGTCTATGCCTCCGCACTCTCTAAGTCGGATGGCAATTCTTCGGCATTGTTGTCCGGGAGAAGTCCCAGTTTCTCTACCGAACCACGCAATAAAAAAACGCTTACCTCTGCGCACATTTCAGTGAATTCAGAGATTGGCATTGTCATTAATACCTTTGCGCTTTCCTTTAAGGCTATGGCGGCAACTTCTGCCTGAAACCGTTTAGAAAATGTAACGTCTGGGGTCATATCGCCTTCACGGCGGACACGGAGTTCCGCCTTTGTGAAGTCAAACCCAGTTAAATTATTTAAGCCTTCAATTAGCTTTTCGCGATCATATGTAGCCACTATTTACCCAATGCCTCCCTTACGGATGCTAAGTAATCAACACCATTGATTACACAAACATAGTTGAATTTATCAATTTCAGTACGAGTTTTACCACCGACAGTCATTTTGAAATATACAATTTCAAACTCTGTAGAGGTATCGGTTTTACTTGCCTGTTCAAATTTGCCAAGACCGATTTTCTTAGGCATCACTTTGGCATATACGCTAACTGCTTCCGGTACTAATTCACCTTTTGCAGAATCGTATAATTGTTGCGCACCACGAATTTCGATATCATGCACCTTTTGACTAGCAAGGTCAGTCACATCTTTGTCAATGGTATTCCATTTAATGGACATGTTCATCGCCTTAGTTTGACCAAGTACACCCAAATCAACTTCGCCGGCAATGCCTGCGCCCTTGATGGTATCGCTGATAAATTCGATATCAGGTAAGGTTACATCGGCGTAACCATATAATTCTCTGCCCGAGCTAAAAATGGCAAAGTCAATCAACTTATCTCTATGTTTAGCCATGAGTTACCTCCCCCTTAATTAAATAATGTGCTCATGTAAGACGAATCATATTCTTGGATGAAATCAACTTCACACCTAAATATACATGGAATCGATAAATTCCGTTCAACAAATCTGTTATTGGGTTTTCAGATTCCAAAAATTCAACACGAGCCCCAAGAAGCGCGCCGGATGCTACGTGGCCATTTAGCCAAGCATTGGCACTGTTCACAACGTTATTAATCAATCGTTTATTCCCTGGGTCGTCAATTTTAGACCAGAAAGAAGTAATGAGCGTATTGGATACCCAGTTAAACATACGACGTACAGGGATAAAGGAATCCTTAACGTCTGTATTAGATGGATATACCGTTGTACGATTGCCCCAGGCTCTCCATCCGCCAATGAAATTAAGCGCAGTAACGACGCCTTGGCCGTTCAAGTAAGCTGCTTCATCTGGGCCTAAGTAGATTTCAGTACCGTCTTTTAATACGGCGCTATCTGCTTGCAAAGACTCATTAGATGGAGACTTGTAAGGGATATCGTCATATTTAGCGTCTGTCTTAGCCATAAGGCCTGCGAGTTGTGTGGATAAATGGAATTGACGATTAGCTAACGCTACTTTTGGCCAACATAAGATTTGACGTTCATCAACGTAGTTCTTTTTATTTTTCCATTCACTAACTGCAGTTGCCTTTTTAATTTCATCAGTAGGTGCATCGCACAAGGACATAGCTTGGAACATACCATTAATAGTAGTTTCCTTTGCTTTCATTACGGCCGCCACAAGCGTATTATGAGACCAACCAGGTGCCAATAAATTGCCAGGGATTAAGCCAAATCGTGGGAATACTTCATTGATAAGTTCCAAACCCTTACGCTTGCCTTCTGTATCCACACCGCCTACGATGTCATCTGCCGTTACCATAGATGGGTCCACGTAATCATAAGATACCCAAACAGATGTTGCGCTATTAAGTGCCCCTGTAGATACAATCCCAATAAGCAATTTGCCTTCATCGTTAAATGTCGCAGTGTAATCAACATTGATAGTTGACGCCGCTCCGCCATTGGTAGCAGATACCTTTAACGTATTGAGTAATACAGGATCTTCAATTGTCACGACTTTATCCTGAATTTGTTTTTGCGTGGAAGCCAAAGTCTTCTTATGTTTCTTCGGATCAAGAACATTGATAAAAACTACTGGCGCCATGCCGAATAAAGAGAATTGGGAATACATCGCTTCGCACAATGTGTATTTATTCCATTCTTTAGAGTAGCCCAATTGAGTAGTGGCAGATGCGTAATTGTAGCACAATACGGCTTTATTAGCTTCCGCTGGGTCCGTGGCCAAATGCACAGGCGCGGTGCCGACATAAACCGGTAAGGCTGCCGTAGCTTCTGTCATAGAAATAAGAGAAGTAGGTACCTCTCTTGTGTAAATTCCGTGTCTATAGTTTCCCACTATCTACGACCTCCTTTTTTAAATTCAAGGTAAGCGGTATTCATCGCTGTACCTTCTGTTGCTAATTCTTGTTGTGCTTCTGCAATCTTATTGATAGGCACAAACAATAAGCGTAGCATTGCTTTATCTTCACCTACTACAGCAGGAATACCGTCAATATAAACAGTACCTGTGGAAAGACCTAATTCAGCACTATTAGGACCTAAGTAGATTACTTGTTTAGCATCTTTAGTTTTAACTGTTGTTTCCACAATTTCTGTTGTTTCATTTACAACTTCAACTGGTGCATCAGCTTTTGCCATTAAATAATCATCTCCTCTCGTATTTGTTCGATATCATATTTAACCGTCATAAATCCCTCCCAATACGGATACGCTTGATCCGGAGGGATATCGGTATCAATTCCGTGTTTATCATCCATCACTAAACGGTATCGCTTAGCAATAACGGGATGGGCCAGTAGCGCTTGCCTTGTGGTTTCTAAGAAATTGGTAATCTCCATCCAGCCCTTTTCCACGTCCTCGGAGTACACGCCATGGATTAGAAATAATTGGACAGTTGACCCCTGCAAGGTATCTTCAATCTTATTAATCCGAATAACAAGATGTGGATATTGGTCCTCCTTGGATGATTCTTTCATTTTTAAAAATCCCGGTACAACCAATAAAGGATTCCCCTTTACCTGTGCATCGTCGCTAAAATAGTTTGCATGCACCTGTTTTAGGAACGCCCCCAAATCGGTTGCTAATTGCGTAGGTGTCATCGATTACCCTCCTATTAATGCGTCGAGCGCGAGTTCCATTTGCTTTTGCAATTCCTGCTCTGCTTTATTCCCAACAAAAGCGGATATCTTGGCATCACCTAGTATGCTTGGTACTGATGGGCCGTGAAATTGCCCTATCGGATACCTGTCTGCACCCTTACGATACATCGCCCCGATATGTCCACTCTTCATACGAGCAATAAAAGCATTAGGGATTGGCCCTCCGCCTCCATTCCGCATTACTTGTGCTTTGACTATACGCCCTCTCCGTTTAGGCGGACTTTTTGGCGTAACTCTAAATTTAGTTAGTGCTATTGGTCTACCTTTAGAACGAATAAAGGCAGATAAGGTCATGCCCGCCTTATCCACCTTTATGGTTTTATTAATATTCGCTTTAGTAATTAGGTATTCTTCGTTAACACGATCAACTGTAGCCTTTTTGATGTTAGGCAACGCCTTGTTGATAGCTTTTGCGGTAGTCTTCGGAGTACCAACAACTAATGCGTCTATCTTAGCCAACCCGTTTTTCAGCCCTTTTATGTCAATAGTTACACTCACGAGTTATTCCCCCTAAGGACAATGTTTAGCATACCCATGTCATCTTCACATGATTGAACCAACATGATGCGACCGTTGAATCGAAAGATTTGATTGTACTCCGGCACCTCAGGTAAATCCCGCTTGGCCACGTGTACTATAATCGTATCGTAAATCAACCCATCAATATCCTGGCCCATGATTTCGACATGCTGCTTATCGGTAAGACCTTCTGCCACAGCATAGCACTGCGTACCGTTTAGGTTATGTACTTCGGCAAATTCATTGGAATTGATAAACACCTTTTCAATGTCATTTTGCGCAAAGTCCTTAAATCCCATGATTATTCACCTAAGATGTCAATGAGTTCTTCACGAGTGGCATTTTCCGGAACATCCAATTGTTCAGCAGATGCCATTACGCGAAGTGCTTCATCGGATAAGAGTTCCAAGTTGACGTCCGCATCAGAAGCAAGGATATCGGAAATCATATCCGCCTTTGTGGCTTTGCTTGCAAAGTCAAGACCAATAGATTTACCATAACCAGCGATATCCGCATTCGTCATAACGCCAAGAGCTTCGGCTAACGAGTCTTCTGCATTGTTTTTATCACCAACTACAACAGCTGCGCCTAATCGAATTAGGCGCTCTTCCTCATCTGCAGTTAAATCGGAGATAACATCACCGGGATTATACACATAATCGCCGGTATTAATCGCATGCTTAGCTTGTACAGGCATTAGTCTTACCTCCTTTCAATTACAATACGTCCGCTACGAAGTAGGAATCTACATCAAATGGAACGTAAATAGGGCGAGATTGTAATTCTAAAAATACCGCATCTGGGTCACGATTAACCAATCGACGTAATACATATTCGCCTTCATAGGTTACAAAGTCCATACCTTCACCAGGGATGATTGTATTCGCACCATACAATTTAGTAAATTTAGCCATATCAGAAGCTACCAACAATTTACCGGTAGGTACCATTTCTTTTTCTTGGCCATCTGTTGGATCTACGTAATAATTATCGTAAGTAAATACGTTACATTGGATTTGGCCACCCATGAAACCTACATATACAGCACCTTCCGCCATTTGTTCGAATTGCAAAAGACCCATTTCTGTACGACGATTATCAAATAATGCCAAGATTTTTTTATCAGAAAGCATTACTTCTAATGTTTCAGAGTTCATGACCAACGTATTTGGATTAAAGCCGGATGCTTTCAAGCATTTCTTTTTCCATTTGATAATGTTAGCCACAATTTCTGCAGCAGATTGGCCCCAACGCGCAGTACCAGATAATGTTTCTTTATTTGTAAAATTAAAGTCTACAACGTCATCAATGCCTTCGCCTTTGATGTGTGCCTGACCATTGAGTAATACGTCTGCCGCCATAACTTCTTGAGAACGTACCAAGTTATCCTTTAATTCTTGTGTATCCTGCGCCAAGAGTTGGATAGCACGTTCTTCAGGAGTTACAGTGCCTGCAAATGGCTGTTCACCTGCTAAACGAACCTTGATATCATTTTCTGTGATAGGGCGTTTTTCTTTCTTTTGCGCAGGTTTATACGTGGTTGTAGTCATGCCGGTGCGTTGAGATAAAGGTGCTGTAGAGTTAGGTGCCACCCAAGGTGTAATAGTACGGCGACCTTTTACAATGTCAAATGAAACTGTTTCTGTTAAGAATGTTTTTGTATCTTTGAAAAATAAGTCTTTCGGAGTACGACGAACCACCGCAGCAAGTGTTTTTGGTGCGTAAATATTATCCATGTATCCTCCTTATTAACGGAAATAAATGTTGCGGGCTTCAGCTTTTGCTGTGAAGCCTTCCGCTGTTTTGCCAGAAGCAAATACTAAATTCGCCGTAGCAAATTCACCTGTTACAGCAATTTCGGCTACTACATCGCCTTTCGTAGCATCAATATCAGCTAATGCTACACCGTATACATCTGTATCCGCACGTTTAGCTTTTTTAGAAGTAGCTTCTAATTCTAATACTGTGCCTGCCTTAATTACTGCAGCATCTTGTCCGATTGTTACTTTTTTAGTAACGACTGGCATTTGTGTGCCAGCGATTAGAGGTTTGTACTCTAACTTTTGTTCTTCCACGTATGGCATATTATCTGCCCTCCTTATTTCTTATTGCGTGCTTTCATTACACGATCAACAATTTGCATTGTCTTTTCAGAATCATCGATATCCTCGTCAAGCACTTGACCAGGGACCGTGTCAACTTGATTAGATGCATTGTTAGCATCTTGCACCAGTTGTTGTAATTGATTTGTCGGTTGTTCAGATTGTGGCATATTGAGTAACTCAACAGCTACATCTTGAACAGTAGCGTATGTTTCGTATTTAGCACGATTGATAAATTCCGCGCGTGCTTCGTTATTAATCCCATCAAGGGCTTGTAAACGTGCACGTTCAGCAGCAACACCCGCATTAAATATTCCGCATAATCTGTACGTAACAATTCAGCAGTTACTTCCATTGGCTCCTCTCCTTTCTCTTCATATTTATCAACAGGCAGCCCTTTGAGTACATCCATACTCATCGGTAAGCCATTGACAATTAAGTCAGTGCCTTTACGGCATGCAACCATTTGCAAGGATTCATCTACACTTGTGCAGAACCCTTTTTCCAATGCTTCCCTTGCTGTTAACCAAGTTTCGTCATCCATCATGGTTGCGATTTCTTCACGAGTTAACCCGGTGCGGGCTTCGTAAATATCGATAAGATTTTCTTTGGTTTTGCGTAACGATTCCGCAGCTTTTTCAAAATCATCTGCTTCACCAAATACATATGTGCTTGGATTGTGAATCATCATTTCACTACCCAGAGCCATATGAATTTCATCGCCTGCCATTGAAATAATAGAGGCAATGGATGCCGCTAGGCCTTCGATGATAACAGATTTCTTATTTTGTAAAGCTCGCAATCGGTTGTAGATTGTAACGCCCGCCGATACTTCGCCGCCTACAGAGTTAACATGTAGAACGATGTTTTGAGACGGATCCAACCCTTGGAGTTGTGATAGTACGTTTGAAACGCCAGTACCTTCGCCCCAATAATCGATTCCATTCATGACTACGCCATAAATATCGACGTCAATCGTCTCCGCTTCCTGAATCAGATTTAGCGGAGTTCGAATTTTGAACTGAAATTTGTTGTCCTTGTTCATTCAACAAGCCTCCTTCATCCATAGATTGGTGTTCACGAATACGTTGCGGTAAGATTTCATTTTCATAATCCATGCCCGTAAGCTCTGCCGCCTCCTTAGCACGAGTACTAAATGCATTCTTAACACGAATTTCTGCTGCAGTAGCTTCCTTCTGCGGGTCTAATTGACCTTGAGAAGGCCCGTACCACTCAGCGCCTAGCCACGCTTCTCGAATGATTGGGTCATCAAAGAAACCTGGCGCATCAATGCGACCTAATAGAATAGCCATCGTAAGCCACTCCTCGTAAATAGGATTGCAAAATTGAGTAATAAATTCAGCACGTTGCGTTTCAACAGACTTCCAATATTCGAGTAACGCCGCTCTTGATGCGGAGTAACTTTGACCAAAGTGCTTAACCAAAATCTCATATGGAATTTCTAGCGCCGCACCTACGTGGCTAATAAGAGAAGACGTAAAGTCCGCAAAGCTCGAAGGTATTGGCGTTTTTTCAGCCACATTCACTTTTTCACCAGG